GAGCCGGTTTTGAGTGTACGTTCCGTCGAGAGGCACGGTCGCGGGGTTCAGCGAGCGAACGACTGCGCGCGGACGCAGTAGTTCGATGATCTCCGCCGAATACGATCCCTGCAGCGCGTAGCCTCCATCGGCCGCCGAGCTCGCCGCCGCCGCAAACGAACGGGCGACCAGCTCATCCTTCAAAACCTCGCGTGCGAACTTCTCGGCTCGGCCGAAGTCGCCGCGGGATGCCGCCAGGGCGCGAAGCGAACGGGCAACCACAATGCCCTTATCGCGCTTGTCGGCAACGTCGCGCACAACCTCGATCGCAGGCTGCGTCGCCGGTGCGGCGGAACGAACCTCTGCAACCTTGGACGCCTCACGCTGAGTCTTCAAAATCTCAGCCCGCACAGAGTCAACCGTGACTCCGTTGTTGATGGCCTTTTCGGCCGCCTCACGTGTGAAGTGGTCGCCATGCTCGCGCTGAAGCGCGTTGATTTCGCTCACGCGCTCCCGCTCGGCACGTGCGGCCTCTTCCTTCGCTGCCTTGAGCTGTTCCTCGTTCATACGCTCCTCAGTTGCGGCTTGCGCCGGTTTGCTTACTTCATTCGCGCCACGGTTTCCATCGCCGTAATCGCAATCCTCGGTTGTGCAGTCGGAATGGTTACCGTCCGCGCATGCGGCACATTCGCAGCCGCAATCGTCATCGTCGTCACCCTCATCGGCGTCCCGCTCGTTCAGGCAGCGGACCGGAAACCTCGGGCCACCGCGATCCTCGAGCGATCGCCCGATACCCACCGTGATGTCCGCGGGCACAGTGACGAGCGAAGCCTCCACTGGTGTCCAATTCGTCCATCTCACCGTGTCAGGCTTGCCGTTTTTGCCTTCAGTGAACTGGTAGTCATGCGGGATATACCCGATGCTGGCATCCACGAGGATCTTGTCTCGCGCGTCTACCAGCTTTTCCTGGGCAAACGGAGAGTTGCCAAACCGCTGAGTGACGTAGAGCTTTTTATCCTTGACCCCGAAGTCCTCGATTCGTCCCGTCTGGAGGTTACGGTCGTGATTGAATAGCCCGGGAATGCCTTGGTTGAGGCGAGACTTGTCGATAGACGAAGGCGAATGGTCGAGGATCTCGATTCCATACCAGCGCTCGACAGGAGCCTCGGAAGAAACCGAGAAGGTGACTATGCGGTTCTCGAAATCAACGCTCTCCACCTTTGCGTCGCGGTATTGAACCGGTAGCGATTCGAGACGCTTTTGCAGTTTCTTGTTCACAACGCGGTTGTGCCAGAGAAACGAAAAACCCGGCAAACTTCGCCGGGTTAGTCGTCTTATCTTGGAGCGCAGGCTTATCCCTTTTTCTTCGCAGCCTTCTTTTGCTGAGCCTGCTTGCCGGTCGAGTTGCCGTCTTTCGCCTCGTCGACATCGGCCGCAGCGTCCTCATCGCCGGCCGCGACGCCCTTGCCCGCCTGATCTCCCGCGAGATCGGTGCCAAGCATAACGGGATTGCGCAAGCCGAAACGCTCTTGCAAGTCTTCGACGTACTTCTGCTCGCGTGCGCGCTCGTCCATCACCTCTTCAAAATCGAGGCCCTGCGAGCCCAGCTCGCTTGAATATGTGCTCAGCCCGTTGCCAAGACGTAGGACCGTAGCGTTCGCATCCTTCTGCGGGTCCACCCAATCCCACCCGCGCGGATGCCACTTGATCTGGTTGCAAACCGCATCGATATCCGCCGTGCCGATTTGCACTCGTCCCGATAGGACCGCAGACTTTAGCCACGAACGGAAGACCGGCCGGTGAAAGTTCTCAATCACCCATCGCTGCCGCCGCCGCCAGGCGTCGCGCTCCATGAGAAGTCCCGCCCGGATCGACGAGAAGTTGATGTCCGACAGGTCGTCGTACAAAGAAACGTAGGCGACATCGAGACCTGTGGCGATGTCGCGCTTTACCTCTTTGATGAAGGGTTGCAGCGCGGCTGTCGGAAACTCTGACTTGAATGTCGTGATGTCTTCGCCGTCGTACAGCGTATGGAAACTTCCCGGCTCTGCGTCGATATCATCTCCATCGGTCCGCCGGCCGTCACGCCAGAGCTCACCGGAGCGGCCATCATGCTCGTCGACCTCGGTGAGAGGTAGCTCGCCCTCTGGCGCGGGCTTGCGGATGAAGCCCATAACGGAAGCCGCCAGGCGCGTCGCGACCGTCGCAGCTTCGTAGGTTCCGCGAAGCTGAAACATCAACCCCATCACCGGAGTTGCCCAGGGGATGCCGCGCGTCTGACGCGCCGAATCGGGACGATACAGATGAAGCACTGATTCCGCCGGTATGCGGTAGCGGTTCGCCGGCCCGTTGCCGATCTCCGAAGGGTGCCCGGAATAGAGCCAGTAGGCCATCGGCCGCTGGAACTTATCAATCTCCACGCCCATCCGCACTTCGCGAATTCCATCCCACTTCACGAAATAGGTGGGGTCGAGCTGGTCGGCGTCAAGAAACTGCAGCGAGAATCCCCATGGATTGTCTGCCACGTTCTTCAGAAACAGACTTTCTCCGTCCATCGGCGTCGTGCGCATCACCAACTCTTCGAGTTCGTGAAACGTGTACTTGCCGTCCATCGTGCAATTGCCTTTCGCACTCCAAGCCTTCCACTCGTCGGCAATTTGCTTGTTCAGGTCGGCGTTCAGGCTGCCGCCGCGCTGCAGCTTTACCTTCGGCTGCATACGAACACCGTGCTGTCCGATGACGTTCGTCACGCAGAGGTCGAGAAACCGCTGCATCGTGGCGTCATTATCCGCGAGCTGGCGGGAGCGGAAACGCAGCGGCCGGAGCGCCTGAAACACTTTCTGATCGCGCGACAGCGGACTCATCGCCCAGTCCATTGTCTGACGCGTAATCTTCGCCGCATTGAAGCCGCGAATAGCGAGCTCCGAGGCCGGAACAGTGCGCTTTTGCGGACGCGAAGGAGATTCAAGATTGAGCAGCGTCAAATTAGCCACGAATAAAGCTCCTTAACGTACGCGAAGGAACGCGTTCACCCCGGCGGATGCGGATTTCCCTCACTCGGCGCGCGTAAATGCCGCGCAGCTTCTCGAGTTCGGCGAACGTATAGCGCTGCAACTCGCGGCCGGCGCCGTTCGGCCCATGAATCATGTATCGCTGTGCGTCGCCGGATAGCACTTTGCCCGCGAGAAGATCCTTGATGGCGGCTAGAATCTTCTCGTCCATCTCGCGATCGTCATAGCCTTGGCCATTGGTCTGCTGCAGGTTTGGAAGGATGCGCAGGACACCCTCATCAACAGTCCAGCGGTTTCCGTTGCCGTCAGTGATGTAGGCCTGCCAGCGATAGAATCCCTTCATCCACTGCGCGGTAGTCGCAGCCGGAATCGTGACGACGAAGCGGTCACCATCGGCAGTTACCTGATCGCCGCTCACGTCATACGAAACGGTGCGACTCACAAGAGCATAGGCAAGCGAAAACCCGCCACTTGCGGGGTAGTCGAGAAAGTAGCGCTGCCAACTAACAGTGTCGCCAGCGCGAATTTCTGACGGCTCTTGCCTCGGTTCACAAAGAATAGCGGACGTTCCCACAGTTCACGCTTACCCTTCCGCGGACGATTGCCGCAACTATCCGCGCCAACCGCCCATCCATCCGCCGCCGCGGCGACGGTTCAGGCTGCGCTCTTGGAGACGCAGATTGCGGCGCTGTTCAGCCTCTACCCTTTCGCGCTCCTGCTCTTGCTGCTCCTCATACGCGACAAGCTTGCCCTTCGGCTCCTCCGGCGGCAGCTCCGGCCGCGGCGTCCTCGCGACGGTCCGCTTCTGCAGGCTGCGCTTCAACGCCGGGAAGTCCGCTCGAATACGCTCAAGTGCCGCCATCGCATAGACGCGAGTGTCCAGAGCTTCATTCCGTTCGCGGCGCTTCTGCCAGACCTTCACCCTCTGACCGCCCCGCTGCACGGTAATGAGTTGCTCTGCGGCAATCTGCGCAAAAAACTCTTTGTCGAACATCGTCGGATTATCGGGAAAGTGACAGTAGCCCGGACCTTCCTCCTCAATCTTCAGCCGCGCATAGAACGATTCCTTCGCGGCATCGACGCCAACCATGTACAACACCGTCTTCGATTCGTCGACCCGCCGCGGCCGCGCGAGGATCGGATGCGCCCCAGAACGCCCCTTGCAGGCGTATATCTTCCGCCCGCGTCGCGTACGAGTGAAGGCGTACACGGCCTTCGTCTGGTCACCGGAGTCCACCATCGCGCACCGAATTCGCAGGTGAATTCCGCTCTCGTGCACATAGGTTCGATTCAGCCATTTGTCAACGTCGCCCCACACCTTCGGCCGGGATGGATCGCCCTCGAAGATCCGATGCTCCAACGCCCACGACTCCTCGCCGGCGCCCCAGCCGATAGCCGTCGCTTCTATACGATCCTTCTGTACGTCGAGACCGGCGGTAATTACGAGGACACCGGCCGGAGCTTCGGCCTCGTATGCGTGTACGCGGCTCGCAAAGACGTCCTGCTCGATCCGGTCGCCCTTGAGTTCCCATGTCTCCGCCAACACTGAATTGACGAAGGTCTGTAGAAGAAACGGGTCGTTGCCAGCGTTGATGAACTTGCGGATGATCTCGGGCCATGTGACCCACGGCGAATAGAGCTGGTTGAGATGAAAGCCAGCCGTCTTCCCATCGACGCTCTTCGCCTGGGCAATCCACTTGCCGTGCCGAACCATGTCTGGCTTATCGCTCTCAAGTATCTCGCAGCCATTCACACAGACGTAATAGCAGGAGTCCGGATCGTGCTCAACCGTTCCGTCTTGCGCCCTCCGCTTCGACCATTTCAGATTCGCCCACTTGAACGTCTGGGGCTCTCCACAGTGTGGACACGGAACGAAGTACTGACGCTTATCGCTCTTCTCGTACTCGGAATCGATGCGCGAGGCACCTTTCACGGATGGTGTGGAGGTGTAGACGATCAGCCTGTTCCAGAACGTCGAGGTGCGTTCCTCCATCAGCTTGCCAGGATCGCCTTCGGCACCGGCCGAGGCCTCCCACTTGTCGACCTCATCACCCTGCACGACGCGCCGCGATCGAGATGCTAGTCCCGCCGGAGAGTTTGCACCGGCGAGCGCCAGGCCGCCGCCCGGAAATTCCTTATTGAGCAAGGTGTTTCCAGAATGGCGAGAGCGCGGGTCGCCGAAGAGCGGACGCAGCACCGGCGTGTCGCGGATAGCTGGCGCCAGCCGCTCCTTCGAGAAATTCTCGGCCGCCTCGAGCGTCGGCTGCACCATCAGAATCGGCGACGGGTCATGGTGGACGTAGTACCAAAGCATGTTCAGCAGCCCGGCAGTCTTGCCGAGCTGCGCGCCCCACATGGCCACGATGCGCTCGATGGTCGGGTCCGACCCGGCATCCATGAAGCCGCGTTGATACTCCGCCGTCGCCGTGTCCCACTTGCCCGCCTGCGCGGACGACTCCCGCGGCAGATATGCATAGCGGTCGGCCCACTCAGACACGGTGAGCTGCGGCGGAGGCTCTAGTAAGGCGAGGCCTGTTCCGAGAGCCTCATCCAGCGCCTCTAGACTCTCGGCGGTCGAGGCGTAATCAATCATCCTCACCGCCGGCGTCTGCAGACGCGTTCGGGCGCAGGGCCATCAGGCGGCGACAAAGCGCGTCCGCTTCCCGCTGGAGGATCTCTTGAATGCGCTTCCGATCCTTGACGCCATAGAGGTGCCCGGTCAGCTTCGCAGGCATCGACAGGATTGAAGTGCGCAGAGCGCTGGATACCCGAGCCATTGCCGCCTTCGCGTCGGCGATCGCTACAACCTGGCCCCGCTCGCGCGCCAGCTTTATCTCCAGCAAGTCGGCTTCTTTCTTTACCTTGCGGAGAACGGCTTCGTCGTATGTCTCCTCGTCGCGCGAGGGCACCGAGACGCCCATACTTCCACGACTTCCAGCAAGCTCAATGCGATATTGGACATACCACTCTCGCACCGCTGGCCACGAGAAGCGGCGCCCGCGTCCGTCTCCGGAACATGGCAAGTCATTGTCTTTTATATAGTTGCGAACCATCCGGGCCGAGACACCCAGGAGCTCCGCTACATCCTCTAACTCGAGAGCCGAGTAGGTGGATGGAGTTTCAACAGAAGGCATATCCGGTCTCTATCGCGGAAGTGGAAATGACCGCCAAAAAATCTGGCGCTAGAACGAACGCGCAGTGGCGCGTCACCCGCGGATTGCGAAAGCTGGCGGAGTACCTTTAGACTTTAGCGCCCTTAGCGAGATTGTCAGCCGCCCACATCGGTTGAAGATTTGGAAGAGCCCAAGCGCGTAGAAGCTGGGCCTTGTCGAACAGATCGAACGCGGCGAGGGGCACAACGTGGTCGATATGTATCCGCCCAGCCAAAAACTCCTGCCAATTCATTCCTTCGGTAAACCGCTGCTCCAGATGCTCCCTGAGATCGCTGATGGAATATCCGAGTAGGTTCTCGACTGCCTTGGATTGCCCACCCCTCCTGATTGCATCGCGCATTAGATCGCACAGCTTGGCGCCGGGCTTTTTCCGTTTATGTTGGCGACGCATGCGCTCGCGGAGGTTGAATTCCGGATCAATTCGATAGCGGATGCGATACCTCTCTCCCACGGATAGCCCTTGCGCTAGCCATGGCTTTGCGCGTACCAAATCGTCTTTAGCCGCAACGCGTGCAGCTTCTTGTGCTTCTTTTTGTGCGCACCGTTGATGTCTCCGCTCAGCGCGAATGCCATACTTGCTGCCGCGCTTCTGTGCCTCTTTGATTCGACTATTGCGCCGCTCCTGTAGCCGCTGCTCCGGAGTTTGACGTGCGCGCCTTCTCCGCATTCGCTCTCCGGCTAGACTGCGAAAATAATCAGAGTTTCTTGCTTGGCGCTCTCGCCACTTGACGACGCAGCACGCCTTGCACGTCAGTCCCTTACTCGGAAACGCATCTCTTGGTAGAGCGAGTCCACACCCCTTGCAGCCTTTTTCCCGGGTCACCCTTCGGTTATGCGGGTAACCCTGGGTTACGCGCTAATCTGATGGATACAGCTGTTCGCGGGTGTGCTACATTGACACAAGATCAATAGCCGCTGCGCACGGTTGGGTGGGTTGTCAGATTATCGGCGAGCCACTGCTGGATATGGTCTGGATGGTAACGAACGGACCGACCCACTTTGATATATGGTGGCCCGATCCGTTCAACCCTCCACCTACGCAGGGCTCCCTCGTTCACACCTAAAATCAGCGACACCGCGCGAGTATCAAGCAACTTTTGGGATATATCAAGGTCTCGGCGGTTACTCATCCTGTCTCCCGGCGATCTCCTGAAGATGCTCCAGCGTGAGGATGAAATCACCCGCAAAGGTCGGGATAGCGACACTCCCATATTGCGCCAACTGCTCTCCAATTCGGCTAGCGTACGTGTCTATATAGTCAGCAACCTCTTCCTGAATGCGAACCTCGCTGTCGGCTATGCCCTTATCAATCCGATGAATTATCTCCCGCATGTCCATCTCGTTCACTATTGTCTCGCGGGAGGCTTCCCCACGCCAAGATATAGCTGTCGGCTCAGGACGCCCCTCTGCACAAGTGGCTCCAAATATACGACCAATATCCAGTAAAGAAGTTCTTTGTTCACGTCTTTGCCCGCCTCATAAAGTGTTCTAGTTTGCAAGCCTCGCGGGTCACGGCCACACCGGCTCACTGACGGTCACAATGTACGCTCCACAGTTGAACGTCACCGTCGCGCCGCCCTTGCCATCCGGCACCGAGCTCACCACCGGGCAATCGCTACTCGCCCTCACCGGCTGCTCCACACACCTGCCCGCAATACACAGCGCCAGCAGGAAGCCAGCCGCGGCCCACAGCGCCATGCACACCCAGCGCCTCATGTCGTCAGCCATCCCCGCAGCTTCGACTCCGCCATGCCCAGCGGCACGATGCGCGGCCTGCTCACCACCCGCCAAGTCAGCACACCCAGCTTGGCGTCGTAGTGGTATCCGATCGATACCCCATCCTTCGACGCCACTCCCTGCACCGAGCCATCCGTACCAGGCGCAGCCAGCGCCACACCGTACTTCGCCTTCAGCTCCGCACTCTTGGCTGCGAACTCATCAGGCGTCAACTTGACCGTTACCATCGCGTTGTTTCCCTTTCACCTATTCGTTCAGTGAATAGCGATATGTAGGTGGCAGGCCAGCGCAGGCGCCGCAAAGCAGGAGAAAACCTGCCAGCCATAACGCCCACTCAGGAATATCGAGACCCGGATACATCGCACCTCACTCACTGTCAGCTTCGCGCTCCGCGTGATACAGCGGCGGCGCATCGCTGGGATTGATGAATGGCGGCCAGATACACGGCACACCAGCACACACACCACACTTCCGACACTTGACGCTCAGCGGATCGCGCACTCAGCCGACTACCTTTCTCGGTACAACCTTCTTTGGCTTGTGCGTTTCGTCGTGACACTCGTGGCAAAGCCACTTCAGATTCGCCAGCCGATCATCCCTATGCGCTCCACCCATCCCTCTGAGCCGCCTATGATGTGCATGCCCGGCTTTCGTCAGAACCGGCAAATACACTCCGTCCGCAGCGCCGTGAACGTCATGTAGCGGCGCAAAATCGCCGCAGTCCTCGCACATGCCGCGCTCACGCTCAAAGCACTCCTGGCGACGCCGTTCCCACGCTTCGCCAGTCAGCACTTCGCGGCCGTCATCACGCCGGACCGTCTTCGTCTCAACCGGCTTCCGCTTGAACCCCGTTCGCCGCAATGGCGTATAGCTGCGCAGCATCAGTCGTTCGCGCCAGGGCAACGCTGCACGTACTTGCGCGCCGCGTTCTCATCCCACGCCGGAAAATGCTGCGCGCCGGCGCACCACACCACAAACTGATCCTGCTTCGTGAACTGCGTATACTCGCCCACCACAACGTCATGCCGGTTGCGATAGATCTCGTGCACCCGAAACCCTCCGCCGCCAACCTGGAAGTATCCGGTGCCGAGCGCCAGCGTAAGCAAAAACGCTTTCATCGAATTGCCTCAAATGTGTAGGGTTGCGGGATGGAACTCTCGGCCGTTGCCGCTCTCTTGAGCGTTGGCTAGCACGATGAGCCCGGTTGCAGCTCCATCCCGCAAGGCGTTGTTACGCTGCGGCCATATTTGCGGGCAATTTCGCCCGCTTGCGCTTCGGCTGCCACACCGCGACACACACATTCGCCGGCGGCGAGTTCTTTTCGAGCTCCGCGTCAATGTGCGCGATCTCTCGCGTCAGCTCGGTTATCCGGTTGACGCGAGCATCCCGCTCCGCGATGAGTTGTTTCCAGTCGAGTCCGCTAAATCCGAGTACGCGCGTCTGCATGCCTGCACACTGCGCCGATACTCAAAATCACAGCAAAAGTAACGTTACTGAGTCGTTACGATCGATGATTTATCGTCTTCTCCGGCCAAGTGTACGGATCAGCATAGTCTTCATCCGCAATTTCGACCACAGGAACGCCGTTATACGTTGCGACGAACACGCTCGGATGCGGAATCATTACGTGGGTCTCGTAGCGAAGGTAGACTTCAAGCTGTGACTGCATCCCCTGCAGCTTTTCTATAAGCTCGGCGACGGTCATTTCTCCACCTCGAGACTCTCCGGTTTACTATGGCCAGGTTCGCACTTGTCCGTTGAATGCATCCACACCCCACAACTCTTGCAATCTGGTTGCCGTTCTGACTTCACAACAGACCCGCAAAACCAGCAGTGCCATTCCCTCACCGTCTCAGGCTGCTTCTCCATCTCTCACCTCATCACTCATCAGACTAAACAAACTCGGCATCTCTTTCTCCTGCTCTGCCGCCTTCAGGTACGCGCAGCCGTCCAGGAAGTACGCCGGATTCAACTCCACGCCCATCCCGCGCCGATTCTTCAGCAACGCGCGATACGGAACCGTCATCAACCCACCGAACGGGTCGAACACCAGCTCACCCTCCATCGAGAACTGCTCAATCACCCGGTCCACGATATCGAACTGCAGCGGACACAGGTGCATTTCCTTGCCCTTGGCGTGCTGCGCTCCGTTCAGCGTGCGCATCCGCGTCACATCGCTCCAAACCTCGTCATTGTGGCTCTGCGGCTGCAACAGCATGAACGTGACCGGCAGAATCCCCTTTGCCTCCAGCGCCTCGCCCAGCTTCACATGCTGCTCAAAGCTGTACACCTCGTTCAAGCTGTAGTCGCGGAACATCTTGAAGATCTGCGCGTGGTCCAAACCCTCCAGCTCCGCCGGCGTCAGCAGCCGCTCACCGCTGCTTCGCGTAAAGCCATGCGCGTCAATCTGCCAGCGCGAGCGCGAGTACTTCGACTTCTGCTTCACCACCGGATTGTCGGCGTAGCTATTGCTCGTGTCCGAAGGTGGTTTGCGGAACAGCAGCAGGTATTCTGGCATGCCGCAACCCATCTTCGTGCCATCCTTGCACTGCTCCGTCCATCCCAGCCGATAGGTCTGGTTGTTCTCCCGAACGACGTCTGTCACGATCGTCTTCATGCCCATGTACGCGAAGCCGTGCTTCGTATAGTGCTCGATGCAGCGCGCGTGGAACGGATAGACCGTCTGGAAGCCCAGCCCCGTCATCCCGCCCGGCACAATCCGGTCCTTCACGTGAATCGCCGCAATGCGACCGGGCTTCATCACCTTCAGCAGATTCGGCGTCAGAAAGTCCATCTGCTCAAAGAAATGCTCGTTCGAGTCGGTATGGCCGAAGTCGTTATAGCTCGGCGTGTACTCATACTGCGTGCTGAACGGAATCGACGTGACCAGCAGGTCCACGCTGTTCTCTTCCATCCGCGCCGTCTCTTCCACGCAATCGTTATTCACAGCCGTCCAGCCGCGGCCGCTCACCTCCACGCGCTCCACGCCCAGGCTGCGCTCCAGTGCGCTCGCCATCGCTTCCTTCGCCAGTCCGTACTCCCGAATGATCTCGCTCATCTTCCTGCTCGTCTCCTCGTGTTTGGCCCACTTGGCCTGCAGCAACTCCAGCACCTTGCGCTCGCTCTCGGCGTGGATGATGTGAATCTCCACCTCCTCGGTCTGCAGAAAGCGGTAGATGCGGTGAATCGCCTGGATAAAGTCGTTGAATTTGAAGCCAATGCCGACAAAGATCGCTTTGTGGCAATGGCGCTGGAAGTTGCACCCGCTGCCCGCGATGACCGGCTTCGCCGCAAGGTATTGAATCTTGCCATCGCTGAAGTCGAGAATCGCCTGCTCGCGCTCGTCAAGGTCTTGGCTGCCGTACACACTGACAGACGCCGGGATCGCTTGCTCAATCGCCGCGCGTTCTGCCTCGAGGTCGTGCCACAGCAGAAAGCTGTCCGCCGGCGACGCCGCCAGAATCTCCTGCATCTTCGCCACGCGCGCTGCCAGCGTATCGCGCTTCTCCCGCGCCGCGTCCACCACGCCCAGCGACGCTGAGCGCATCAGAGCCACCTGCCCGCTCGTCTCAATCTGCGCCTGCGAGTGGTCGACTGCGACCTCGTGATAGATCACCTTCATCGGCGGCAGCGCATAGCCCTCGTCGGAGTAGCCAAGATCGCTCGGCTGTTGCAGGAACAGCGCCCAGCTCGCCACCCACAGCCAGAACTCGCGCTCTTTATGCGGATGGATGGTCAGTTCGTCGGCTTTCTCGCTGTTGCGCTTGAAGAAGCGCGTCTTCGCCTCGCCCACATCCATAATGCCGAGAAACGCCGAGTACGCGAGGATCTCGATGTAGTCGTTCGGGCTCGGCGTCGCCGTGGCCACGAAGCGGTACGGAACCGGCTCAAACAGCCGCATGAACTCGCGGAACGTCTTCGTCCCACCGAATCCGCGCAGCACGCTCGCCTCGTCGAGACTGGCAACCGTGAACTGCGCGGGGTCCAGCTTCCCATCGCGGACCGTCTCGTAGTTCGTCAGATAGATGCCCGTCTCGCCACACTCCGCAATCGATCGCACGAACGTCACCGGCACGCCAAGCTTCTCCGCGTCGCGGCGGAATTCCTGGCGCACACCGAGCGGCAGCACGATCAATCCGCGGCCGCCAACCTTTTCGAGCGTCAGCCGCACCGCCTCAATCTGCATGAACGTTTTGCCCAGCCCGAACTTCGCGAAGATCGCCCGCCGTCCGCCGCGCACCGCCCACAACACCGTGTCGCGCTGGTGCGGTTTCAGCAGTGGATGCACGGCCGAGGCCTCGATGCCCACCCCGAGGTCCGCTGCCACACACTTCTTCGCCGCCAGAAACTCTCTGTACATCTGAATCATCCCAACTCCTCCACCGTCCGAATGCGCTGCCCGATCCATCGCACGACGGGCACAGCCTTTGAATTGCCGAGCGCCTTGTATCGAGGCCCGTCCGCCGCTGGCTTCTTTCGGAACGGCACGAGCGTGTAGTCGTCGGGGAAGCCCTGCAGCCGCTCACACTCGCGCGGCGTGAGACGGCGCACAGCCATGGAGTGCGCCACCATTCCAGGCACTCCTCCACCACTCCGCGACGCCGAGAATGCAATCGGCACGAGCGGCGTACCGCGCCCTGTCCCATCCTCGCTCGCATCGAATCCGTCGGCGCGTAAGGCGTGAGCCACGTCAGGGAAACCCCCAACGGGCACGAATAGGGGATGCCCCCCGTTGATGTGCTGATCCTCAAGGCCCATCTTGTCGCCGAAGTGAGCGTTGAGTGTGGAAGCGACGTCTGCTGGCCACTTCTCGGCGATCAGGCCGCCGTCACAGTCGAAGTCTGTTCCGAGCCCACCGCCTGCAGAGCTGCGCGAAGGGATGCTGGGAGCGACTTGCCGCGCTTCTCGGCGCGGCGGAGGATTCCCCGACAGGCTGTGGCGCTCAAAAAGTACCGCTGCGGCACATCGCCAGTCTCCAAGATGTCCGACAAGGAAGACGCGACGGCGGCGCTGGGGTACTCCAAAGTGCTGAGCGTCAAGGATTCTCCAGGCGCACTGATACCCGAATTGGCCCAGCAGCCCGAGGAAGATTCCAAACGCCCGTCCTCCGTCAGCCGACAGGACGCCGGGCACGTTCTCCCAAACCACCCAACGGGGCCGAAGCCGGCCAGCCAGTCGAGCAAACTCGACCGTGAGCGCACCACGCTCTCCATTGATTCCGGCTCGCAGTCCGGCGACGCTGAAGTCCTGGCAGGGAGTTCCGCCGACGAGAAGATCGATAGCTGCATAATCACCCGGTTGAATCGTGGTGAAGTCACCGTGGTTCGGGACTTCGGGGTAGTGGTGCTTCAGCACCGCCGATGGGAACGGCGCAATCTCGGCAAGGAATTCTGGTGTCCAACCCCAGCGGATGCCATGCGACCGTGGCGCTCTCGATTCCGCTGCAAACACTGCCGTACCTCACGCCGCCTCCATCTGTGCAAACAAGCATCCCTGATCCAGCTCTGGCACTACGCGCGGAGCATCGAACAGCGGCTCCTCGCTCTCATCCGGAGGATTCTGCGTCAGATACTCAATTCGTGCCCAAACCTCGTCGGTGTCGAAGTCCGCCATCGAATCAATCCAGCTCAGCAACCCCGTCCGCTCGGCATCCGCGTTCAGGCCGAGCACGTCGCAGCAGTTGTCGAAGCTCAGCAGGTAGCCTTCTCGGTCCAGCCTCGCGTCCGGCGCGCCGCGGCGAATCCAGTCCCGCGCCATCACCGCCCGGTCCCACGGCTCGCCGAACAGCCGCAGCATCCAGTCGCCTGCCGTCTGCGGAATCCGCGTCTCCCACTCGGCGTCGACGTAGGGACAAGGCACGTTCTCAACCTGCCCAACCTCGATGATCGCCGTCCGGATCAGCCGCATCGCCAGTTGCATGACGGGCGTGTAATTCCACTCCCGCCGCGCCGGTTGCCACTTCGATACGTTCAGTCCCGCCATAATCCCACCCCGTCAGCTAGCTCCGTCAGTTCGCGACAGATGACATACTCACAGTCGTCTTCGGGTCCGTTATGACTGCAGTGGATGATTCGCCTCGCCCACAAGAGCACGTGCACGATCCGCATGCGGTCGACCTTCTTATCTCGAACTTCCGCCATCACGCCACCGCCGCTTCTGCCGGCTCATTCGCCAACCGCTGCCGCACCCAGTTCGGAGCCTCCGCCTCGTACCGCGGAGAGCCGCGCGATCGCACCACGCGCCAGTACGCCAGAACATCCTCGTCCTGCTTCGCCAGCAGCTTCTTCGTCTGCTCCGCGCTCGGCGCCGCCGCGGTCCGCATGCCCACCTGCGCTTCCGCCCGCTTCAGCGCCTTCGGCTTCCCAAACGCATCCAGCGGGCCGAGCTCGTACCCCGGCAGACTCGCAATCCACTTGCGCGGCCGCTCCGCCAGGTTCACATCGCTCGCGCCGCGGTTACGCAGCATGGCCTCGAATCGCTCGATCGTGATGCCGGGCAGCGATCGCAACAGGTCCGCGAGGTGGGCATTGTCGCCGCCGTTCCACGCCGGATCGTTGCCCGTCCAGGCGCGAAAGGCTGCGAAGAGAGCGTCTTTGCAGGTGCCGTGCAGCGGATGTGCTTCGCTCTTCGCCTTGGCCGGTTTTGGTGCGGGCGCGGCGTCAGCCGTGCCAGTCTTTTCATCAACACCTACACCAACGCCTACACCAACACCAACACCAACATGGTCAGAAACTTTTTCAACGTCTCCAGAACTTTCTAAAACTTTTTGAAAAGTTCTAGAACTCTTCGGAATGTTCTGGAATCCATGTGCGAGGTCGTCAGAGTTGCGGCGCTGCTCATTCTCCAGCCGGATCTTCTCGACATAGGCCGCGCGGTACGCCTCATGCTCCCGCTCTGGCGGTGCTGGCGTCTGTCGGTCAGCAACGGAGCGGTACTGCCCCAGCATCTTCGCCGGTATCTCCCACTGGGCCCAGGTTGAGCCGTCTGGCGCACGGTAGACGAACAGCAGGAAGTTATCGTGGAACTCCCGCATCCACTTGGTGAGCTGCTCGCGTGTCGGCTTCGTGCGAAACGAGCCATAGACCTCGCTCAGCAGCCATTCCATGCTCATCTTGAATCGCCCGAAGCTGTTCGAGGCTGCCAGCAGGCGTGGAAAGTGGAGCTGCGCTTCATCGCTGCACGCGCGAAGCCGGTCTCCGTGAAGTAGCCCTTGAGGATCAATCAACATTTAGGCCGCCCACTCTCTGTCTTGTTCGTACTCAATGCGGGAGCCGCGCATCATCTCCGTCAGCTCGCCCTTTAGCCACTCCTGATCGCAGCGCGCCAGATTCAAATCCTGCAGGTGCTCGCGCAGGAATCTCCGCACTGTGGCTGTCGAATAGATGCCGCCGTAAGGCTTCATTCGACCGCGCATCGTCCATCGGTTCACGGTCGCCGCGTGCACACCGAGAGCCACCGCCAGCTCACTCACCGTGAATCCGTCATGGCTGACGCGGCAGGAGTGCCCGAGCTTGCACAACTTCAACTTCACCGCGTTATGCGTGCGACCCAGGCGCTGCGCGATCGCGGAGACGGGATGCTCGCCGGCCATATCGAGCAGCAGAGTGAGCTCCGCACTCGACCACGGCTTACGCTCCGCCTCAAAGCGCAGGCCGAGAATCCGGCAGCGCCACTTCACCGACTCCGTAGGGATGTTTGTCAGCTTCCGGAACGCTGCCAGCTTCTCACTGAGCGCCTGGCGTGTTTTCTGCGCATACGCTTCGCGCAGCAACGCGTCGCGCTCCGGCGTAAAGCTGTATTTCTGCCGCGTTGGATGGTTGCGGCATATCGGACAAAGACGGTCCTTCGGCGACGCGATCCGCTTTCCGCAGCCGTCGCACTCCACGGCATTCTTTGGGATACCTTTCGGCACTGCTCTTCTCCATCTGCGTTGAGTAAAGGTCTGCGACGGGCTCCCACTCCGCCCGTCGCAATTCGGGTGAATCAAATTTTCATCGGCATGACAACGTACTCGAAGCTCTCGCCTTCGACCGGAGAGCACGAGATCCATAGCGGCTGCCGGCTGGAAGTGTCGGCAAAGCGAAGCGCCACGTCGCCATCGAGCCGCGTCAGAACGTCCAGCAGATAGTTCGCGTTGAACCGCGCCTTGAACGGCTCAAAGCTATCCGCAGACGCCGCCGAAACATCGTCATCGATCTCGCCAGCCTGCTCCGAGGCCGACTGAAAGTGAATCGACTCCGGATGGATGGTGAGTGTGACCGCGAAACTCCGCTGCTCCGCGAAGCTGACGCAGCGCCGCAGTGATCCGACCATCTCCGCTGCATTCACCCGCACAATCACCGCCGACTGCGACGGCATGACGCCGCGGTAGTTCGGAAACCGCTTCACCAGCTTGCGTCCGCCGATCTCGATCGATCCGGTCGAGTCGCCAAACGAGGCGTAGACGTTCTCTCCGCCATCGCGCAGCTCAATCTTCGCGGCGCCGTCGCCGACGAGCTTGCGCAAGGCATTCACCATCGGGAGCGAGAGAAGTACGTCGTCCAGCTTCCCGTCCGTGTGAACCGAGTAGCGCGTGAGACGGTGGCCATCGACCGAAACCATGCTCAGCTTGCCGTCGCGGACCTCGAGTAGCGCACCGGGAACGCCGCCGTTCTTCGTGTCGTCCTCCGGGACCGCGAAGGTGAAGTCAAGCATCCGCGCGAATTGCTCCGGCTTGAGAGCAAGCGCAGCCTCTCCAGCCAAAGCACCGACGCTCGGAAACGACTTCGGGTCGAGAATCGGAAGCCTGGTGCGCGCCTTGCCGCAGGTCAGCGAGGCGCGGCGATCGTCAACAGCCGAGAGCTTCACGCTGTCGCCGGCCAGCAGCTTGGAGAACTTCTCGAGCGTGAGCGCAGGCAGAAGCAATGGCTCTCCTGGCTGACCGGCCGCCGCGAGGCGGACCCGGATGTAAAGCGTCAAGTCGGTGGCCGTGAACTCCAGAAACTCCGCGTCTTTCTGCTGCACACGGATGGTTCCGAGCACTGGAATGGTCGTCTTGCGCTCCACGGCGGGCGAGACGGTGGCGACGGCTTTCTGTAACGAACGAAGAGGAACCGCGATAGTCATCTAAGCTGCTTTCTCCTTTGTCGCCTTCAGGCACAGCGCGCAGTCGGATGCGTTGTGGTCCGGCGGGTTGAATAACGCCAATTCATATGCGTGAAGGCAGGTTGGGCAGAGCTCGCCGCCTCGCTTCTCACACAACTCGCTGCGCCGATACGATTTGCGGCACGTTCGGCATTCCTCTCTTGGTTCAGTCATCGATCGCCTCATTGAAGTGCTCGTACTTCCATCCATCTCTTCGGTTGCACGTCACCGCGACAAACCGATATTCCGGATACATCTCCGCCGCGACTTTCACCTTCACGCGCGCGTCGTCCTCCCAGAAACCCTTCACCTCGTGGAACTCGATGAAGCCTTCCGGCGTGACCACGCAGAAGTCCGGCTCGTAAAACGTCCTGTCCGCCAGGCGCAGCTTCAGCGGCTCAAATCGCCACCGCGCAACCTCTTGCGGCTTCGTGCGCGTGCCGATCTCCAGCAGTTCGGCGTAGCGCGTCTCCAGTTGATTCATGCGGCCCGGCTGATGCTGTACGCGACGGGCGCGGCCCCTTACTCGCAAGCACCCTCCTCGTCGTCAACGTGCGGACGCCCGCACACCGCGTCCCACGGCATCGCCGTAACAGCCATGCAGATGCACAGATAGGGAAAGTTGACGTGCCGCTCACGCGTCGCGAGCACCAGCCCTGCGACGGCCAACACAACCGCCAGCCACACCCGAACCGCTAAAACGACTCCCCGCACTGCGCACCTCCATGTTTTGCAGCCAGATCTGCTGTCCTCGCGGCCGTCGCGCTCCGCGCCTTTGCCGCTGCCATCTGCTCAGACTTCTGCTTCATCCACGACACCTCGCGCGTGCGCTTCTCGACCATGTGATCGAGCGCCAGAGTGTCGCATTGCGCCTGCAGCTTCTTCACGCAAACTGCGACATCCTCGTGTTCGAGGACTTCCGCCGTAAGCGAGAGAAAGACGCCATCGCTCGCGTAATCGATATGCTGCGACGGCCGCTTGAACTGCGAACTGACTGTGATCGTCGTCACGCGCATACGTCATCCCTCCGCCGGCGCGTGTGCCGCACCGTCGCCGTGCACCGGCCCATCATCCGCAGCCGGTAGCACTGCATCTGCGCCTCAAAGTCGGAGCCGAGGTACTTCCATTCCTTCTTTGCCGCGGACCACGCGTAATAACTGCAAACCGGCATCACTCGTACCTCCCTGCGCGGCTCGTCCCTTTCGGGATGGCGTAGCGTCGTCTGCTGTGAAACACCGCATACATGTCGAGTGCGGCTCCGTGGTTGCGGGTGCGCAGCTTCTGCATTCCAGACTCGAAGAGCTGCCGCGCCCGCTCGCGCGTCACGCCAAGCTCCCGCCCAATCTGCTCAAAGGTCATGGCTGGCTTCGACACCATCACGCCACCTCCTGCATCGCTTCGCGCTTGCCTTCCACCTCGGCGGCGTCATACACGCGCAGCACCTCAATCGGCTCGCCACAGCGCTTGTACTTCGCCGCGAGCTCCGGATGCTCGGCGTCGAGAGCACGGCTATCCCACGTCAACCGGCCGCTCTGAATGCTCTTGTTGAGCTTCACGCCCTGCGATGGGACGGCGACGTGGGTGCGATCGCCCAGCAGCGCCTTGATGCCGGTGCGCAGTGTGCTGCGAGTCGCCTCCAGCTCCTCGATCAACGCATCCGTCTCTTTGAGTCCGCCCACGAGGCGAACCAGGTCTGGATGATCGTCGGGGATATAGTTCGGCTTCGTCTTCGGCTTCGCCGGCAGCGCCTCGGCATTGCGGCAACCGCGCCGGTAAACGCACTTCTCGCAGCGCTGATCGTTGAAGTCCGCGAGCTTGGCCGGAATCTGCCCCGCCTGCACCTGCTTCCAGAACCGCTCCTCGGCGGAGTTCAGCACGGCAATCAACTTTTCGTCGCGCTCGTACCGGAAGCTGAGAAAGCGAAAGGTGTACGGCTCGAGGACCGCGAAATAACCCCACTTCCATCCCGTCACCGCCAGGCCGTGCTGCACCTGCAGGACGTAGTGCGGCGGCATCCCCTCTTCGAGCATGTTCTGAAACACATGCTCGTTCGCCGTCTTGCACTCGAGGTATCCCGGGCCCTCCGCCTCGTCCACCGTCTCGATGCAGCGGTCGACGTTGACGCGCATCCACGGACGGTCCTTTGAGACCCGCGTTGGCATCTTGCGGACCTTCAGCCCGGTCCGCTCGACGAACATCTGCGCAATGATGGGCTCCAGCTTGTGGCCACGCTCGAACAGGCCGAGCTCGCGCTCGGTGTGCTGATAGTCGGGTGCCACGCCAGACTTATCGAGGAACAGAGCGCGCGGGCAGCCGTAGCCTTCCTGCAACACGCCAGCCGCATCCGATCCGCCGATACCAAGACGCCGCTCCTCGAGCCACGCCTGCGTTCCAGAGAGAGCAGAGTTCATGCCGCCCCGCTCTCTGGCGCGGCCACAACCTCGCCCTGCGGCTTGCATGCCTCGCATACAAAACGCCGGCTGCTGGCGTCCATCACGGCCTGACCGGCGACAACACGGCCTTTGTGGAGAACGATGGTTGCCGGCTTGAGGCACGCGCAGCACTTCCGCGGCGTCTCGTTCCCGCTGAGTGGACGGCTGAAGAGAAGAATGGAGCGAGGATTTAAACGCTTCACGCTGCCACCTCGTTCTGCATCGCCATCGCGACACCGGGATTCACCGGCTCCAGCAGCCGGTACTCAAACAACCCTTTCGCCACATGCCGCCGCTCCACGCGGTAGCCAAGCTTGCGCAGGTTGCGGAGTTGCGCCTGGACGCTGTTTTCCGGGAAGCCGACGCGCGGATGAGCCTTACGCAACTCCGCCGTCAGCTTTTGAATCGTGCGCCACTTCCCGTCCAACGCGTGCTCGCGGATGCAATCGATCTGCGTCGCCAGCCGCGTGCGATCGCGAGGCTCGACGTATTCCGGCCCATCAAACGGAGCAGGCTGGGGCGCGGGCGATGGGGGCGCCTCGATCCTGCGCCGCGTCGGAAGCGAGGCGAACGGACCGTCCAGTTCGCCTTCGGGCACAAAGTCGAAGAGGTTCATTCGGACACCTCCACGAACTTGCCGCCGCGCAGCATGTAGAAGGTGTCGGCCTTGATTCGCTTCCCATCAACACGCTTCGTCTGCACGTCGATGCGGCGCCACTCGTAGCCGCGCTGTTCCCACTCGGCGAGCGTCAGCCAGCAGCCCTTGGCACCACTCGCTTTACCCTCAATGCCGAGAGATACAGCGCAACCCTCTTCGCCGGTGTTGGTGGCCGCGCTCCGGTAGCCGGTGTTGGTGGCCGCGCTCTGGTAGCCGGTGTTGGTGGCCGCGCTCTGGTAGCCGGTGTTGGTGGCCGCGCTCTGGTCGCCGGTGTTGGTGGCCGCGCTCCGGTTGCCGGTGTTGGTGGCCGCGCTCCGGTTGCCGGTGTTGGTGGCCGCGCTCTGGTCGCCGGTGTTGGTGGCCGCGCTCCGGTCGCCGGTGTTGGTGGCCGCGCTCTGGTAGCCGGTGTTGGTGGCCGCGCTCCGGTTGCCGGTGTTGGATTCCTTCGCGTTCGTGAAATCAACTTTTTCCAGAATGAATTTCACGCCGGCGCCGATCAGATGCGACAGACTGATCTCAGCGCCAATACGCAGCGTCTTCGCGGCGCGCTTTGAGTCGCCGCAGCTCTCCGGCGCAGAAACGTCCTCGCCTTCGACCTCAGCGAATCGAGACGACGGATCGTAGTAGCCGAAGATGTCGAGCGGAAACTCGCAGAAGTGGAAACCACTCTTACAAAGCGAGACTCGGCCAGTGTGCGTGTAGCTCTTCCCCGGCTCATATTGGAAGCCGCGGCACTGGAAGTTCTTATCGAAACCCTTGAATCCCTTGACGGTATCGCTCAACGCGCACCTCCGAGGGTCCAGAGGCCACCGTCAACGCGCCGCGCTCCGCAGTCCCAGCATTTCGTCAGGTAGGCGAGCGGCCGGTGCGTGTTGCGGTGCGGGCAGGAGTTACGGAGTTCGCGCAGCATACCGCGAACGAACACCAGCGCATTCGCGATCCTGCTCTGTAAGGTGGGTGACTTTATTTCGCGAACAGCCGACGATTCGGCTGTTGTTCTGGTACTTCCCGCAGCGAAGGACTCTCGCAT